TAGCTTTAGGCGGCATTAACATAACACCACCACTTGTTTCTACCTGCATCTTTTCTGTCTTCACCAAACCTGTACGGTCTAGCAGTTCTTTAGCTGCTGCCATCTTATCACGAATACCCAGTTCAGTTGGGTCATACAAAGCACCAGTCATAGCCATAGCAGCTTTAGGTGCATTACGTGCCATATACATCTGAGTTGCTTCCAGTATTTCTTCTTTAAGACCTTTAACAATCGCAGTCGTAGCAGTAGACTCTGAATACCCTGCCAGTTTCTTTGCAGCGACTACATCTCCCCCAGCCTCTTCAAAGAGGACATCAAGAAACTTCTGCTGTCTTTCGTTTAGTTCTCTAGCCATTTACTTACCTTTGTTCTGGCACTTACCTACTGCAGCACAGTTAGATGGAGTAGGGCATTTTGGACAGGGCTTAAAGTTTTTCATTAGTCTATTAAATCCTCTGCAAACTTTTTAATGTTTCTACCTGCACGTTTCAAATTATCAACAACATTAAAGTCAAAAAACTTTGTACCTTTTGGGCTGGCACTTCCATAATATGTTTGACCTTTAGTGCCACCATGCTTCACTAAGTATCCAGTTTTCTTTTTAATTATCTTTGGGTCAGCCATTAAAATTCTCCGTTGTGCATGGCATTAGAAAGTTTTATTGCACGTAATTTTACCTGATTTGCCCATCTGCTGTCAAGCATTTCTTTTGCGGCAATGTCAAATCTTTCTTCGTGAATAGCATTCCACATCTTTACAAACTTACACAGTCTTGGCACACCCATATTAAATGCCATATCTACTAGTACAAGTTGACGTACAGAGTCTAACCTGTCCACGCAAGGGTGCGCACGTAACAGTTCTTCTTCAACTATCTGTACGTCATTCCCCAGCAAGTACATAGCATCTGCTTCAGTAATACCATGTTCGTAGACAGTATTTATACTAGGTATATCCAAAGCAGCCAATTCAGATTTGGTGATGCCTCTGTCTTGCAAATTCCTACCGACACCTATTGTGTCAATACCCAAACTATCCTGATAGACTGTCAGCACCATTCCTTCGTGCTGAATTATCTTCTCCAACAAATTGCTTCTTTGGTACTTCATGCTTTCCCTCGTGATTCATCCAGACTGCAAAAGCACCAGTCATTGCACCCGTTACTACAGAAACTAATCCTGCTTGAGCCGGGCTAGGGTCGGGTAATGTCATAAACCATTCAACTACACGCCAACTCATAATGGTCATAACAAACATCATAAAGCGTGGCAGTATCTTCCACTCAAGTATTTGAATGGCACTCATTTGGATATTTTCTTATACTTCTCAAAGCTACGCATACCACCAAGACCGAGCATACCAAGCAATACAGTCATCAGTGTATCCATATCAAATGCTGGCAGTTCAGGTATTTCAACTTTAAACCAGCTTACTACGAACAACGTAACTGGCAAACCCAAAAAGTGCCAGAATAACGCAAGCCCACATGACCATCCAACAAAAGGTCTCCAACCAGCTACAAACATATTACGTGATGCAGCTTCAGCTTTATTTATTTCCAGTTGACCTTTAGCTAACTCTTGCGCATGGCGTTCTGCCATTGTAGCAATCTCATGAGCCAGTTGATTCTTTTGGTCTTTGTCCTCAACAAACTTGCCAATCAGTTCAGTCGCTGGACCTATCAGTGCTTGTAACATCACATTCCTCTTCTGAAACGAGCCGTTTTAGCTTGTATTTTTTTAGGCTGTCTGACGAACTGCTTACCAGCACGAGTTCCTTCTCGCTTAGCACGGGTGGTGGCTTGATACTCCTGCGGTGACAACGCCTTGATAGCCGCAGCAGGTAAGTACCGTTCTCCAGTTTTTCCAGACGGCTTCCCACTCTTGGTTCTCCAATCTTGCCGTGTCCACGCTTTTAGACTTTTTTGTGGTGATTTTAATGCCATACCTAAGTTATACCACCTTTATATGTATTTGTCAAGCTAAAAAGATACAGAAAATACAAACATACCAAATCCAAGAACTATAGTAAGAAGAGTTATTACTGCCCCCCACATTACTATTTCATCTATCTGCTCTTGTCTTTTCTGCTCTTCTTCCAGCCTTTGCTTTCTTATCTGTCCTTGTATTCTTATGATCTGATGCCACGCAGTAGGCCCGTAGGTCATGTTTACAAAGTTACGTAACTCTTCCTCCATTTGCTCTGCCTTCTTCTTGGCTGCAAATGTTTCTAGTGCCTCTTCCTCTACAGAACCAAACCTGCGTCCTTTAGCTTTTTCATGACCTTTCTTAACATCATGAATAGCGTTCATCCAACGGCCCAAATCACCAGCCATTGATTCAATATCTTTGCCTATCTGCAAACCTTTTTTGATAGCTTCATAGGCCATCTTTGCAGAGGCAATGGCTGTGATGGGGTCTACCATTGCTTACTCCGTTGGGGTTATTTATCTATATCCTCCACCTGCCTTTTTGTACTCAAGGGCAAGCAACTGCGCTTTACGTGCTGACCACTGACCAGCTTTACCGCCACGTGTTCCAGCTTTAATTTTTTCAAATAATCTTTTTCTCATGGCTGGCTTAGTGTAGTTGCCAGCTTCATTAACTCTACTTTTGCTCTTCGCTTTAGGCTTCTTCTTGCTGCTAGTTTTTCTAACTGCCCCACCCTTCTTGAGTTCTTGCTTTTTTTCCACACCTTTAATTGTTCCTTTGTTGGCACTTGCGTAGAAGACTTGTTCACCCTTCTTCTCCCCATATTTTTTTGTCATGGCAGATTTAATTTTAGAGCCTTTTGTTGTGAGGGGCATATCTCCTATCTCCTAAATACGAGTTCCAATGAATGTTTCTTCTACATTGAAAACTACAGTCACTGCGCTATTTGCACTTGCCAGTCCACGAAACTTATCAGCTTTATACAGATATATGCTGTCAGTAATCTGCAATAAACTATTTGGTGTTAGTTCTACTGTTTCAGCAAGTGTGTAATATGTTGTGTCTTGGCTGTTATACCAATCCAAGCTAAATGTTACTGTGCTGTTAGATGCATTGTTTATGTAAATACTTTTAATATTTGCTTCCCACTGAGCAGGAACAGTGTATAAATCTACATTACTTGTTGTAAGTTCTTTACCAACGGTGCGATTTTTAGTTGTCATATTATGCTCCGTTAGTTAAGTCAAAGAAACTTAAATTGCCTAATATGCTTCCTGTTCCTGTTAAAACACGAGCAGCTAAAGTAAATACATCACTTACACCAGCCTGTGTTCGCCCTAACTGCAAAGCATAATTATATGGTAAGTCTGAAGCAATGCTAGGCTGACCACCCGGAAAAAAGAAAGAACCTTGTGAAGCATAGCTTACATCTACTATAGTTCCACCTGTCAAAGCTGTAGCTGTCACATCAAAATCTACGTGGTCAAATGTGCTGGTATCGTAAGAAGCACCCGTTAGTGTTGCATTTTTAATAAGTGATATTTCAAAGTCATCCCCTGAAGAAGTAGCCAAAATATCAAATGCTCTAACCAAAATAATAGCGTCAAGATAACTGCTGTTTAATTTTATAGAAACTAACGGTTCAAAAGATGTGCCGACAGATGTTGCAGAAGTTCTACGAGCAATATCAGATTTAACATACCGATTATAACCACCTTCACTAATAACTGTAGAACAAATCTGTTTCATAGTTGCACTAGATGACAAAGTATCTGTAGCGGTAATTTCATACCGAATAGGCAAAATTGCTGTTTTCATATATACAGCAGTTTCTTCGTTTGCGTTATGAAACTTGTGGCATATTACAATTTCACCATCAATAATGAACCCACACCTTACCGTGCCAACGCCTAACCATTCATAGTCAATTATTAAAATTTGTGTTTTGGTAACATCTAGCGTATGACCGCTAGGTCCAGTGCCATCCAGTTTATCTGTGTTCCAATTAGATTGTGTAACAAACCTTGCGTCACTGGAACTACCACTTGTTGATGTTCTGATTACAAAACGTTTGTCTGTATCATTTTGTTCAAAATATACACCGTCATTAGCACCGAAATAACCAACCCGTTGTCGCAAATTAGATTGAGATGCAGCCATTGCAAATGTACACATCGTCATCAAAGACTTGCCCGGCTGATAAGGAAACACTCGCTTTGTTTCACGAATAACTTCATCACCAGAAGCCGTAGTCACTGCAAGTGCCACACTGCTTTCATTAGAAAGATGTGTTGCCGTAGCAGAACCAGATGTGCTGGTATCAAACTGTGCATCAATACCAAAACGATTTTGACTATCAAATACAGTAAAAGGTTCGCTTACACGTAGTCTACCAAATGCATCTACAGTAGCACCACCAAACTGGACAGTGTTACCACCGCCACTGTTAGACAGTCTTACAAGTTCTGGGTAGCTAGTGATGCTCACTTATCGTTCCAGTCTAATACTTGCTTATGCTTACGCCAAAACCAATTGCCGATACAGGTAAAGGGTCTGCCCATATAAAGCAAACCCCAACCTAGATATCTTATAGCAAGTCTACGCAGTTTTATTACGTTTTCTAGCTGTCCTAGTTCGTGCATAAGAACGATTTTGACTAGCTTTTTGAGTAGTAAGATTACTTCGTCTATTATCTTTTGCATTTCCATTCCTATGTGCTACATCCTTACCTGCTACATTTACGCCAGCCTTTTTAAGTGTGGCACGAGCAGCATTACGACTAGCCCTGTTCTTTTTCTGTTCAGGTCTACTGTGGTAGTTAGCATACTCTTTTTTGTAGTTACGTGTAAATGCCATTATTTCTTACTGTGCACAGAGCCGCCACAAGAATACATATGCTTCTTGCCATTAGCCATACCACCATATTTCATTTCAGCTTTCTTGCCTTTTTTCATTTCAGCCATGCCGATGCCAATGGTCACTACAGGCACTTTCTTTGTGGCTTTACCACCTTTAGCCATTTCTTTACCACCAGACATAACCATGTTATATATCTCACCTCTTACAGCACCATATATATCTGGGTATTTCTTTTTAAGTTCCCTTTGAACTTGACCTGCAGCCTTTGTTTGCGCAGGACTAGCATTTGTGTCATTGGCTGTGCGAACTGCTTCATACAGCTTAACTCTATCGCCCGGTGACATTTGGGTTGCATTATCTGCCATTAGTATTTTCCTTTACGAGACTTTGGTGATGATTTAGTTGAGCCGCCCGGCCCTTTCCACAGATGACGACACGCCCAATAACGTGCAGTCAATTTGTCATTCGCTGTGTCGCAGTTATGTCTCGCACGGAATGACTTACGGGCAGCAGCACTATAGTTGTGACCATAGCCTGTTGCACCGAAATGAATTAGTCTTACTTTGTCACCGTCCTTTGCAAGCACCATCATCTTCTTACCTTCACGGTTAGATTTCATAGGCTTGTTATAGCCGGGAAACTTTATACCACGATATTCAATTGTCATGATTCATTACCTTTGACGCATTTATAACTGTATGTATGTGGAACTACAAATACTAACTCAAGCTGACGAGACAAGTCTATAGCACGTGCTATGCACTGTTGTTCAGTTTTATATGGCCCACGAGTGTCACGTAATTCTGTACATATCTGTGGTTGATACAATGCACAAGCTAATATGTAAGTCATAAACATTATTCGTTAGGCTCTTTCCAGCCTTCAGCCCTCATTGCGTCCTCTACGTGCTTCAATGAGAATGACCGCCCGTAGTGGGCATCAACTGCTTGCTTCACGTAGAATACATCACTATGGGGAATATGTAAACGGTCTAATGTATTTGTACGTATAGCTTCATAGAATGCTTCTAATACATTATCTGTGTATAGTTTTACTGATTTTTTAGGTTTTGTCAAGGAAAAACTTTCTTTAGCACGTATATATCACTTATAAGGGTAT